GGTCGGGTGGTCATGCATCATCTCCTGAGAGGTCGGGCGAGTGGGGTGACGAATCGCCGGGCAACGGGTGCGATGAGGCCGCGCGGGCGCCGCTCCGACGTCGCTCCGCCTCCGCGATCCGCGCCAGCCGCCCCTCCCGACGACGGGCCAGGTGCCACTCGGGATACATCCACGCCGGCAGAGGGACCGGGGTGAAGCCCACCATCATCACCAGCATGGAGATCCCGCTCACCACAGCGCACACGATGACGGGAGTCGAGTCGGACCCCTCCGCCGCCATCGTCACGGAGCCGAAGACGAACATGAGCCCCCCGGCCGGGAATATGAGCGAAAGATTGTTCTTGGTCCCCATGCTCGAACTTATCTCCCGGGCGAACTCGCCGTACCCGGTATCCGTGAACATGGCCAACGCCCAGTGCATGATGATCACGAGACCGAAGACGAGGACACCGAACGCGTCCCACACGACATGACCTCCGTCCGTTTGTCCCCATTCCATTCTCCCGCGCGAGCCGGGCCCTAGCCGAAGAGCTTGTGCCAGCCCTTGTTGATGGCATTGCCCACTGACTCTCCGAACTTCGAACCGGCGATGCCGCCGATCGCACCACCGATAATGCCACCGGCCGCGATGCCGATGGGGCCGCCGGCGGCGAGGGCGTAGGCGGTGGCGTCGATGAGGTCATGGTACGGCGAGAAGTTCTCGTCCATGGCGGTAATCACGTCCGCCACGAGGGCGGAGAGGGCGATGAAGTCATGCGAGATGGAAAGCGCATCGGCTTTTCGTCGCGCGGCTTCCAGGGAGTCGCTGCGTTCGCCTTCCACGTTCGCCCAGTCGACGCAGATGCGGGCGAACAAGGCGAGCGGGGCGGCCTTGCGGGTTGCGCCCTGGACGCTGGCGAGGGCATCCAGGAGGAGTGAGAGGCGGTCTGCCGGTAGGGTCTCTGCCCTGACCATCGGCCCGCCCATGTCCTCGACCATGACTACGGCCTGGTCGAGTGGGGTGGGCTTGCCGGCGGGCAGGCGGGAGGTGACCTGCTGGATAGCATCGAACTGAGCGGATGGCAACTCAACACCAAGGAACACATCCCGTAGGCGCTTGAGTGCAGCGGTGGGGACGGCCTCAACATCCTCCCATTCCTCAATTTCATCGCCATCCCATCCTTCTACAAGATGTATGCCGTAGCCTCGGTATGCATTGACCGCGGTTCCCTTGATGACGACAACATCCTTTAATTCACAGCCGTCAACAGATCCTTTGATGATGCGGATGAGGGGTTTGTCGGGCCAGGTGTTCATGGTTTCTCCTTGGGGGTGTAGGTGATGGTGTAGGGGCTGAGTAGAGGGTGAAGTTCACTGCGTTTGCCCTGAATAACGTCTTTGACCAGCAGCCACCGGCCACCTCCGTCACAGAGCCACGGGAGTCCGTTAGCGTCCAGAGCGACGGTCATGCTGGCCGCCCCGCGTTATGCTTCTCCGCCGTCGATCTCGGGCGGGCGGCTGGCCTCGCACTCTTCGAGGAGCGCGTTATAGCGACCCTCCCACGCATCCTTCTCGCGCACCTCCTCCTGTAGGTAGTCGACCGCCTCTTCTAGGGTGGCGATGTGGTTGATGAGTGCGTAGATGTTTTCGGTCGGCCTAAGGTAATAGCCGTCCGCCTCGTATTTCTTGAGCTTGGCGAGGATAGTGGAATCGTCACTCATCACTCTTCTCCGTCCTGGTAGCGGGTAAGCCAGGCGAGGGCGAGGGCACCTACCTGGGTGACTTCGGCGACGGTGTCAGCGTTGTGGCCCGTACTGTCGGTGTTGTCGTAGGTGAGGCTGGCGGCGACCTCTCCTACCTCCTCGGCGAGGGCGTAGAAGCGGGTTTCGTCCGTGTGACCGTCCGCATCCAGAGTCATGCCCGGGTGCTTGGCGGTGGCCCGCTCGTACTCGGCTCCGAGAGCGGAGGCGGGATCCTCTACCCCGAGAGTATGCAGGGAGATGATTGCGTCCTCGGCGACGCGCTCGAGCTCAAACTCGATGTCCTCGGCGAACCATTCCTGTGGCGCCGGGTAACTGGCGTCCTCGAGATGCGACATGGCCAGCTGGATTCTCCCGAGCTGGCGGTGCCAGCGGCCGATGGCCTCGACCATGGGCTGGGTTAGATCGGCGGTGGGCCCGGAGAGCCTTGCTGCGTTGTCGTAAATGGCGTTCACTGTTTCTCCTCCGTGTTGCTTGGTGTGTGGTCGCAGCATGTGACCCTGTATGACTCCGGAGCGACTGTCCAGCCGCGCCGGATCGCTAGGCGCCTGACCTTGTTGAGCTCGTTGATTTCGGCGTCAACGTCGACGGGGATCGCACTCAAACTGATCTGGTTAGTGCAGCCAGGCCAGTCGCAACTGATTGATGCGCGCGAGTACTCAACTGGGACGATCTGCCACGGCATGTCAGTACCATCCGCAGCGAGGGTAGGGTACTGGGCGCCAGGCGCCATAGATGCATTCGTCATGCCAGGGGATGTGGCGGCGAGTCCACCAGCCCCCCATGGGGATCATGAACATGTTCTTTCTCCTTCGTTCGTGAGGGTGTATGTGTTTCCATCCCAGTACCGCACTGGGATGGTGGCGGGATCCTCCCACCATGCAACGCCGTAGCCACCCTCTTTGGCTTCCTCTCGGTGCTGCTCGATGTATCCGTGGCAACCCCTAACCCCGTCCCCACAGAGGAGGATGAGGTTAGCGGGACTGTTGATGGACGGGTCCTTGGTGCCCCCCATGCCGCGTGGCTTTCTGTGCTGGATGCTCGCGGCATAGGTGGCGATATGGCGCCCGCAGCGGGCGCACCGGTACTGGTCCCTCTCGTACACGGCCTCCCTTGTTTCCTGGGAGGGACCTGTTTTCCTGGGAGACCCCTTCCGGCGCGCCCACCTAGCTTGCGACTGTGTCACTCGGGCGCCTCGATCTCGATTAGGCTGATGTCGCCCGTGGCGATTAGCTCCTGGATGGCTTCCTCCTGGGCTGGGGAGACGCGGGCCGAGATCCTGGGGTTAGGTGTCACGAGCTCAACCCCGTCGGGGATCTCCCCTGTCTGCTTAATGAACCCGTCAAGAGACGTGGCGGCAACAAACCAAGGGGCAGGAACCTTGTGGACCGCGTCGGGCTTGTTCCACTCCAGCCAAGCAACAAAGGCTTTCTCGTCGACTACCTGATAGCGGGGCTGAGGTGCACTCACGCTAACCGTGCCGATCTGCCTGCCATCAATGGATGGCTTCGAGGAGTCCCCTGGGACCATCACCTCCTCCAGCTTCTTGAGGGCCTTCTTCTTCTCCTGGGAGGCCACCTTGGCGACGTGCGCCGCAATGACTGCCCTGCGGAGTGCATCTTCCTTGCTCACTTAACCTTCCCCGCTCCGTAATTCTTCGCCAGCCACGCCCTGAGCATGTCCGGATTAGCCTTGCCTCCCGCTGCGAAGTACTCTTCGCGCACCTTGTCTCCGTCCAGCTGGTGAGTGGCGCAGAATCCGTCAAGGATCATTCCGCACTGCTCTGCTGCTGTTCTCTTGGGAACCCCCTTTTCCGTTGGGAGGGGGGCGTCCTGCTGGGGGGCCCCTATTCCGCTGGGAACCCCCCTCTCGTATGACTCACTATCTGGGTCGGGTTCATCCGTGGGGATGGTGAGTGCCTGTAGCAGGAACGTGCGGTAGGCGACACTCATCGCCTTGGCGATTGCCTTGTCCCCGAAGTCCATCGCCTCGGCCGCAACCCTGCCGTGGATGCTGTCCCCACCGGGCCCGTAAACCCGGTAGGTGACCTTGAGGACAACCTCGGCCGTCGGCTTACCGTTCGCGGTAGTCCCGTTGCTTCGGTGGGCCTCAACATCTTCGGGGAGGATGACGACCCCGTACTTGCGGAGTGCGGGGCCGACTGCGTTCATTACCGCGTCGATGCCCCTGAAGTTGAATCTCTGGGCTTGATTCTTGCTGTCTTTCTTGACTGCTTGGACGTCCCCCATGACTTTGTTTAGGGCTTGGTGGACTGTTGGGGTGTCTGCCATAGTTTCCTTCCTTTCTTGGGAACCCCCTATTCCGTTGGGAACCCCCTATTCCGTTGGGAACCCCCTATTCCGTTGGGAACCCCCTATCTGGGGTACGTGTACGGGCGGCATGGGCGAAGCACGTACAGGTACTCGCTGAGGCGCTTGAGCTCAGTGCCGAGTAGCCTGCGGTCGCCGTCGTTGAGGTGCCACCACGGGCCGTGCTTGACCCACTCCATGTCGTCTTGGTCGTAGACGGCTTCCCCGTCCTTGAGGCGCCGCATCTCGCCGTGAGTGATCACGGCCCGCTCCAGCGGGTCACTCACCATTAGAGTTCTCCTCCCGGCTGATGGCCCGGTCAAGGTATGTGCGAGCCTTGCGCAGGTCGACGATTCGACATGACTTCCCGCCCTTGCGGCCGAGGCGGATGAGGTACTTCAGAGCGTTCCACACGTGCGGGTCATCGGGGGCGATGGCGTCCAGGACGTCCCATGACTGTAGGTCACCTGTCCGCTCAGGGCCGCCCCGCTCGAGGATGGCGCCACCAAGCCACACATAGTGCGCTGGCGCCTCCACCGGCTGGTCTCCCGAATCTTCCCCATCACGCCCAGGTGAAAGCTCCTGCCTAATCACTACCAGCCCGCACTCTCTCTCCTCCTGTAGCCACCTGTTGGAACCCACAGCCCTGTCCGGCCAGCCGCGCAGGATAAGCCGAGCACCGTCGTGATTCGCGGGGAGGAAGAATCGGTTTCTGTCCTCCCCGTCCCACACTGACACGATCGTGGATCCAGTGACATGATTCAGCCACCCGCTCAGCGACGACGCCACCGTGATGGTGGCCCCTTCGGTGGGGTAGTAGTCCAGTCGCTCGGAAATCCCAACACTATCGATGTACGCGCCATCTGCGACTTCGACTCTGCCCATGTTTTTAGCGCCATCATCGATCGCACGAATTACGTCAAAACTGCTGCTGACCTGCACAGTCATGATATCCCCTTTCTAGACCCCGCACGGTGCTGGCATCTATGGGCCGCCTGGACCACTGGTAGATCAGCCCAAGCCCCTATGGATCGAAGTAAACGGGGGTGGGTCCAGGCGACTCATAGACGGGCAGGCTGTGTCGGCTACGCGGCGCCGGGGCGGTGCGTGCGGTGTCTGCCGTCTATGGGCGTTTCTCTGTGTAGTTCTCAATCAACGTGCGCAAGCGTTATTCAGCAGCTGTCTGGGTTTCTGCTGCGCTGTCCTCTAGGTGAGGCGGCGGGCCACTATCGCTAGTGGCTCACCGTCCTTCCTAGCGGGCGTGCTTCTCGACGATCTCCCAGAACAGGTCCGGGTAGATGTCAGCAGAGAGGCAGTAGGTGACCACCCTGCCCTCGGTGATGAACATGGTGATCGTCTCGTTGGCGATCGCGTCGATATCGAAGTAGTCGTCGACCGTGCCATCGAGGTCTTCCAGGCCCGGTGTCAGGGCGGCCCTGATCTCGTGGTTGATGGCTAGGTTGCGGGCGGGGTACAGGATCATGGCTGTTCTCCGTATGGGGGCCGGGTCGGTGCCAGGCGCTCCACCACGGCGCGCCCGCGCTCCGCAATGGCTCTCATGGTGATGGTTCCTTCCAGGGGTTGGGTTGGTGTTCGCGCCCCCGGCCGGAGTTGAACCGGCCGTGCGACCATCGGGGCTACCTGTGTTCAGGAGATCGCGTGTAGGACGGCGGCTGCAATGTCGCTCATTGCCCACTGCGTCGTGTCCTCGGCGGTCTCAACGTCGATGACACGGGCAGGGGACTCCTGGGCCCAGTCCTCGACAATGGCGATGCGCTCAGTGACGCAGGACTCCACCTTGGTGCATCGAGCACCGTGAGTGATGTGCACGTCTTCGTTGAAGAATTCGACGATATTCTCCCAGTAGTCCCCGTCGAAGTCGCCGGCCCCGCAAAGGGCCTGCCACGCCTCATCTGGATTACTGTAGGCCAGCTGGGTCGAAGTCAGGGCGGCGTCGAGGTCGGACATGGCGACGGCCTGTCTGAACAGCTCGTGCTCCGTGACAGCGAATCGGTCCGCCTCATTGATCCCAGCTGAGATAGTGACGTCGCCATCGCCGTAGGCGAGGCGCATCTTAACATCACCGCCGAACACGGTGACCTCAAAGTCGCCGATGTAACCCACCCCCCAGGCGCGGCGGGCAAGCGGGAAAGCCAGGAGTGCGGCGGCCTTGTCGGCGTCGCTGGTGATGGCGACCGTCTCAGTGCCGTTCAGGATAGTGCCGGCAGGGCGGTACCCGTCCTCGGCGATCTCGAGGTGAATGTTTCCAACACTGAGACCCTCGGTGGTCTCGCGGTAGTTGATGCCCCATTCGGTCAGCAGGGCGGCGGCGTCGGTGATGTAGTCGGTGGCGGTCATTGGTCCGATCCTTTCTGTCGGGGCGGTTGCCCCATGGCTGATGCCCTAACTATAGCCACACCGAGACGACGCGAGTCAAGCCGAAGATGGCATCAATTTGCGTGACCTACGTCATCAAACACACATTCGACCCGATCGCACACCTCACCCGCCAGCACCCACTACGCACTCTCGCGCACACGCCCGCACGCATGAGAGGCCACGCAAGCCAATCTGAGCGCCTTTCAGCACCCCACCCATATGCGGGTACCACCCCACCCCCGAAATCGCCCCAGGAGGGCTCGCAGGACCCCAGACGGCCGTGCGGCGCCACGCGGCCACCCGCCCACCAGGCACAAAAAAGTGCCCCGCCGGCCGAAACCAGCGGGGCACCAGGGGGGGGCGTCAGGCGAGGCGCGCCATCAGGGCCCCCATCAATCACCGGCCGCGACGCCACCCCCGCACGCGATCCACCACCGCAACCAGGCCAACACCAGCTAGCGCCAGCACGCCCAGGGCCACAAGCACACCCAGGATCTCGTGATCGTAGTTGTCCTTCACCGGAGCAGCCGGGGCAGCCACCACATCACGGGGCGAATCCACAGAACCCACAGTCGCGGAAGTACTGGGAGAAGCAGGCTTCTCCACACGCTTATCCACAGCCGCGCTCGGCGAAGCCGAGTGCACACCCCCCGTAGAACGAGAACCACTGATTCCTGCGTTGTCTTCGTGGTCCTTCTCCTCGCTGTCCTTGCGTGCCTTGCAGGCGTCGGAGAGTGCCTCGGCTACGGCGGGGCCGGGCACGTACTGGTCGCCGGCATCGGTGACGAGGGTCTGTGTGCAGGCGTCCTGGTCTACGACGATGACGTACCCGTCGCGCATGCAGGTCTCCTGACCGCGCACGTCGACGCAGTGGGGGAGGCCGGCGGCGGAGATGGGGTCTGTCTTGCCGGTCCACTCCCAGCCAGGGAATGCGCGGGCCTCAACTGGTTCGGTCGGCTCCGGTGCAGGGGAAGCTTCCTCGGCATCCTTCTTCTTCGACTTCTTCTTCTTCACGTCCTGCCCAATGGCGGTCCCGTCCTGCTTACGGATGTAGGTGACGGACCCGTCCTCCTCCACGATGAACGAATCCCCCGAGCCGTTACCCGAGATGGTGGCGTCCCACAGGCACGGCCCGTACTCCTGCCCCTCTTCCTCGCAGACGGGGGTCCCTGACACATCCACCGGGGCCCCAGTGTCCACGGTCACCCACCCCTGCACGAGCCCACCGGGGGTGCCCTCGTTGGCGTAGGCGGGCGCACACGCACCCATAGCCGCCACGCACACACCCACACCCACGAGGGCCGCACGCTTAACCACACGCTTGACCATGTCCTTGAAGCTCATCACTTGGTTCCTTTCTTGGTCGGACCGCTCAGGCCCGTGTTGCTGATGGGCAGAACCATACGCCCACCAACCACCACCACGCAACCAAAGACACAACAACACGCGCGTGACCTACACCATCGAACACACGTACACAAACACACACAACAAACACACCAACCGAACACACATACGAAAACCACCAACCACCAGCACAAACACAAAACAAACCAAAAGGACAAACAACCAACAAACAAAAAACAAAACCCACACACCCCAGGGAATAACCCCCCACCCCCCCAACTCCCGACCGCTACGCGTCATACGACAGGAGAACGCGTGCAGGTTAGGGAACCCAAGAAGGCCTCCCTAAAGTCCGTCTACAGGGCTCTGAGAGGCCTTCTAGGGGGGTGTTTAGGCGTCCTGCTGGTGGTGAACTAGATGGGCTCGGTACTCCTCTAGCGTCTTGTTGCCTTTGCGCAGGTTGCACTTACGGCAGGCGAAGGCTAGGTTGTCTAAGTCGTGTTTTCCGCCTCTGCTGATTGGTATGACGTGATCTATGGTTCGGCTTGTGGGGGCGAGGAAGTGGGCTGTGGTGTCAATTGCTATGCCGCACAGGTAGCATGTTTTGTCTCCATTGTTCCACATTTCCTCAATGAGTTCGGCGGTGGCGGTGCCTTCCTCCTCGGCTTTCATTCTGCGCAGCACGTATGAGGCGACGCGATCTGGGTTGTTGAGTTTCCAAGTTCTGTTTGATCTCGCGGATGTTTCTTTGCCTCTGGGTGTTTTTAATCATCGCCGCACGCGAACGGCTTCTGCCTCTCGGTTTGCTTTCCTGTATGCTTTTGCTGTGACGTGGGCGCGTTCGGCGGCCATGTGGTATCCTTTCTGTGCAAGAACAAATTTAGCTTCGTTCCTGTTCTTGTTTCTTCTGGAGTTGCCCTCGGTGTGGAAAGCCGGGGGCTTCTCGTTGTGCTGATGGTTGGAGTGTAGGCAGGGTGAGACAGGAGTGTCGAGCGCCCGCGACCGTCCAGCCGATGTGGTTCAGCCTGGAGTAGTCGGCCTCGCGTTCGAGGAGGACGTGCCCGGTGCGACCTTCCCTGTTCTTGGCAACGTGGATGTCGAGGCGGGTCCAATCGGTCACCCCGTTCTCGTGGGGGCAGGACATGAGCATGACGACGTTGGCGTCCTGCTCGATGTTGCCGGACTCGCGGAGGTGGGAGAGCTGGAGCTCTCCGCCGAGGGACTGTTCGGCTTGGCGGCCGAGCTGGGCGATAGCGAAGACGGGGATCTGGAGGTCCTTGGCGAGGTTTTTGAGGGAGCGCGTGTATTCGCCGATGAGCTCCCAGCGGGCTCTTCTGTCGCCGGGGGAGGCGTTGATGAGGCCGATGTAGTCGATGAATGCGGCGGTGAGGCCGTGTTGGCGGTGGAGTAGGCGTGTGGTGGCTACGAAGTCTCCGATGGTGAGGTTTGCGCGGTCGTCGAAGTGGATTGGGAGCTGCCGGAGGTGCGGTACTGCGGCGTTGATGCGGGCTTGTTCGTCGGGGGTTGGGTGGCGGCGGCGGGTTACTGCGTCGCCGGGGACGTTGGCGACGTTGGAGAGGATGCGTGACCAGAGTTCGCGGCCCGCCATTTCGAGGCTGGCGAAGTAGACGTGGCCGGTGTCTGCGAGGGTGGCGGCGGCCTGTATTGCTGCCAAGCTTTTCCCAACTCCCGGCCTGGCGGCGATGACGTAGAGTCCTCCTGGCTTCCATCCTCCGATGATGTGGTTGAGGTCGGGCCAGGGGGTGGGCGTGAATGGTGTCTGCTTGGTGGTGAAGTCTGCGAGTTGAGTGAGGCACTGGTCGTTGTCAACGAGTGCTGTGGAGCCGGTGGAGACTTGGTTGAGGAGCTCTCTGATGGTGGCTTCGGCGTTTGAGGGGTCTTCTCCGGCTTCGATGATTTGGAGGCCGCGGGTGCAGGCGTCTGCGAGTTGGCGGCGGGCGGTGTTGTCGATGAGTTTGTTGGCGTAGACGCCTGCGAGGGCCCCGTGTGCGACTGCCGTGAGGTCCATGATGTCTAGGAGGTAGTCGGGGGTGACGTTGGCGTCTGTGATGGTGGGGAGCTTGTCGAGAATGAGCTCGCGGGTGAGGCCTTGGCCTGGGTTTTTTTGCTTGTAGTCTTCGATGAGTCGCCAGATGGCTGCGTTGCGGGTGTCTGCGAAGTGGTGGGGGTGGATGTTGTCGAGGTCGATGAGGGCGTTTGGGTCGCCGCTGAGGGCGATGTTGAGGATGGTGGTTTCGGTGTTCATGTGTTGTGTGGGGGTGTTGGTGGGGCCCTGCTGGTGTTGCAGGACCCCACGGGGTGGTTACTGTACGTCGTAGGTGGCGGAGAGTGGGACCATGTCGATGGTCACTGTGATGCGGTTGTCGCTTCCGACCTCACCGAATTCGATCTTCGGCACTAATGGGTCATTCGTGTTCATTAACTGGCTCCTTGGGGGTGTGAGTGATGAGCTTTTGGATAACTGCATGCTGGAGTCTATTGAGTTCGACTCCCATGAATGCGTGTCGCAGGGCTTCAAGCTCTCCAATGGGGACTGCCACACAGGGTCTCCAGGCTGTGATTTCATTTGGGGAGTGGCCGTCGTTGATGCACCACCCGAGATGTGGTCCGTCGAGTAGATAGTAGCCGCTTGCTGGGTTATCTACGTCTACTAGCGTGGCGGTTGTGTTGCTTATGTCTGTTCCGCAGCAGAATCCTTTGTCGATGCGGATGAGCGGGGTCGTGGGTGTAGTGTCCATGGTGTCAGCTTTCTGTGATGTGGTAGGCGATGCGGATGGTGTCGATGAGGAGGTAGATTAGTGCTCCTGTCCCCGCCTGGTTGTTGAAGGTTGAGGCGGTGGCGGAGATTTGTGTGGTGTCGTCGCCTGTTATGGTGGGGAGTGTTGAGCGTGCGTTGAGCTCTTTCGCCACGGCTCTGGCGTCGATGAACACCTTCTGGGCGGAGATTGTTAGGTCGGTGGCGACTGCGTTGGAGAGGATGATGGTGGCGGCTATTAGCTTGGCGAGGCTGGTGAATGCGTTCTCCAGAGTTACTGGGTTGATGCCGTTGCGTGTTGCGCTGGAGATCAGCTGGGCCGCTGAGGCGGGGCGTGTTTCGGTGTGGTCGTCTTCGATGAGGGAGAGCCACCTGCCGGGGCCTGCGGCTACGAGGTGGAGTTTCTGTCGTGGGGTTAACATCGTGGGTTCCTTTCGGTTGTGGCTGATGGTTGGAGTGTAGGCAGCTCGTCTCAGGTTGTCAACACCTGCCACATCGGCGGTCGATCTCGGCTTGCCAGCGAGGCCATGTAGGGTCGCTGGGGAGGCCCATGTGAGGCTTCCAGAACTTGAAGTAGAGGTCAGGGTCGATACCCGCGTCGAGGCAGGCGTACCCGAAGTCGTCTACGGTGAGGGGCTTACCGGTGGCAGGGTTGATGACCGGCGCATAGGAGTCCGTGTTGGGCGTATCGATGCCGACGGGCTGCTTCCATGCCCCCTTGACGTAGCCATTGCCATTGCGGCACCAGGTGCGCCATGCAGCATCCCAGTCTGCGTTCTTGGAGCCCTTGGAGAGGTGGTAGTCGCGGAACTTCTCCACCTCGATGCTGACGGGCATGGAGGGGTAGTTCTCACGGGCGTGGGCGAGGCATTTCTCGTTGGGGGCCCAGTCCTCGGGGATGGCCGTCTTGCGCTTGGCCTTGACGGTCCGCTTGGGGGCCTCTGCCTGCCGGGGGGCCTCAATAGGGAGCGCACTATCGGACGCTTCAGTCGCGTCATCCCATAGGTGCGGGTTGTTCTCTCGGCTGGACGGGAAGTTGTAGCCGCACCCCGTATTGGCTAGGCGGTCATAGTCGTCGCGCACATCCTCCGTGAGGGCGGAGCGCCAGTCCACGTAGATGACTGACGAGAGGCGCTTAAAGCCGTCACTGCGCTGGATGCGGACGATGAGGCCGCGACCTTCGAGTGATGCTAGGGCCTTCTTGACACCATCTTCGCTGTAGTGGGCGCGCTTGGCTATCTGGGTGACGCTGACGTCTAACTGGGGGACGCCACACCATGTGGAGAGGGCGGTGAGGGTGTCGATCTCTGCGCGGGTGAGGTCTTCGCGGGCGCCAGCGAAGGTGAGGGCTGTCAGTAGAGAGATGAACATGATATGATCTCCTTGTGTCTCTAGGGGCGCCACCTTGCAGTAGGGGTGGCGCCCCGTTTTTGTTATTTGTCGCCCCGCCTCTCCTGTGTGGACAGGTGGACGCCAAGGGCGGTTTGGTATGACTCCAGGAGGAGATAGGCCTCCCATGTCACCCCTGCGGCGGCCCAGTTCACGCTAATGCGGCTACCGCGGAAGCTGCCAGTATTCCAGACGATCACTCCGGAGTTGGCGAGTGAGGTTAGGGCATCTCGGGTACCCATGTAAGTGAGTCCGATCATGTCGGCGATGGCGCCGACGGTGGTGTCCACGATGCTGCTGCGGCGAAGGGGGGATTGCTCGACCTGGATGATGGCGAGTGCTTGCAGAACCTTATAGGGGCCGCCAGCGATGCGCTGGGGGAGTAGCTCGTGGGAGATGATGCCGAGGATTGGCGCAACAAGCGACATTGGTAGGTGTTCGTGTCTCATGGTTGAGAGTCTAGCGGGCTTGACTGGGTGTGTCAAGTTCCCGCAGGTGCAGAGGAGGGTGCGTCTTGCGCCCATCGCTGGGGTAACTATTACCCTCTGCGCGGGGTAAATACGAACCGCTTCTAATAGAGAAGATGTTCTTCATTACCAGAAGAGCCCCGCTTCGGGCCTACGGCCCTCCGCGCACATCGATCTCCGCTTCGCTCCGACCGCCGGACCGTTGGTCCTTGGTCGTCGCCCTGGCCTTCGGCCTAGTTGGTCCACGAGGGCATGGAGGAAGAGATGGCTCGTTGGCTAGTCACGTACCTGGCTCTCGTTGACACCTGGTCACCTGATCGAGTTGGAGCGCTCAGAGACATCCTCGTTGTCCTTGCCCTTCTTCCTTGACCGAGACGGAACGTGACTTCCTCTCCTTCCTTGCTCTGATGCCAAGCAAGAGGGTTGGGTGGTTGGTTGAGTTAGGTTGATCGCCTCTAGTTGGCTGACTCTCGCCAAAGAGAGCTCCGCGGCGACAGCGGGGGCGCTCGCGGCCCGAGAAGGCCATCGCGGGCCCCGTGGAGGGCCTTTTGGGGTCGGGTGTGGGTGCTGGCCTACCTGGGGTGCTGAAAGGCGCTCAGATTGGCTTACACGGCCTCGGGGTGGTTTGGGTGGCGGGCTTGCTTGTCGGATGCACCCTCGGCTATGCTGGTCGTGCTGATAGGGGCCCGCCTTGATGGACCGCGATTGAGTTTCCTTTCCTCTCGTGTATTCCAAGGCGGGCCCCGCCTTTTGCCCCAAGGGCTCCGGCGTGGTAGACTGTGTTGGTCAGCCAACGAGAGGACACCTCATGAAGATCGAATGGGAGAACACCCCCCAGTACTGCAAGGTCTGCGACCAGCAGATGCGCCCCCCCCGCACGTCACTCGTCGACCACCCGGGCACTCGCGCCTACGGCGGGAGGGATATCTGCAACTCCTGCTACCGGCGTAAGCGCCGCGGTCAGGACGGTGCGGCCAAAACGTACATGGACTGGAATGAGGCGCATCACTGCTCGCGCTGTGGCGTCCGCATGCGCCCTCCACGCACCAGCATCAGCGAGTTCCCCGATACCCGCCTGTACTCTGGGAACGGGGTCTGTGCCTTGTGTGCTAAGGGGCGCCGCGCCGTCGGCCCTACGGTTGCTGAGCTCGCGGCCCAGGGGCACCCTTGTATTGAGCCCTGCCCTCTTCCCTCGAATAAGCGCTCCAACATTTGGTGAAAGGACACCCCGTGCTTTACCTCCTCGTCTACGGCGACAAGAGCAACCCTGACGTTGACGTGATCCTCTGCGACCGCCACCCCGACCGCACTGACGAGGGGACGTGGGTGTTCAAGAATGAGGGGCAGCCGGACTTCTACGTGTACCCAGGCGACTACCTGTCGATCCAGCACGCCTACTTCGGAGGCAAGGCCGCCAAGCCCGCTTTTCTCTTCGACATCCGGGAAGGCTCCCCGAACAGTGAAGGCGTGTCGATGGTTTACCCAGGTGACGTGCGGTGAACGTGGATGATCTCAGTGAGGTTCATGTGCGAATGCTTGTCGCATCCCTCGACTGCGCGGTTGATGAGCTCCGGGATGCGCTCGATGCGGCGCACCAGACTGGTGCGTACGATGTGGCACATCATCGCCGTGACGCCGATCAGGATGACGCCATCATCCGGGTTGGTGAGGCGCGGGAGGGTGTCGAGGAGTACCTGGAGCTTGTGTTCACTGACCGGTATGACATGGGTGTGCATGTGACATTGGAGGTGATCGGGTAGTGGCTTGGGATAAGAATTCCAGGCGCCGCAAGGAGCTCCCTAAGGACTGGGACAAGATCCGGCGCACTGTCCTTAGGCGGGATGGCGGCCTGTGCGTTTTCTGCGGTAACCCAGCGAATCAGGTGGATCACATTATCCCTGACGGCCCGCACGTGCCAGACAATCTTAGGGCGTTGTGTCAGCACTGCCATATGGTGCGCACGCAGCAGCAGTCGGCAGAAGCCAGGAAGCGTCGCTATAATCGCGGCAACAAGGCTCGCGGCCCCAGGCCGAAGAGTAAGCACCCCGGATACCTTTAGGAGACGACGATGGGAGTGAAGGGACCGATCCCGAAGCGCAGCACTGAGGGGCACCGCACTACGCAGGCCAGGAAGCTGGATGGTGGCGTGGAGCCCGTTAACGTGGTTGCCGAGCAGGTGAAGCCGCCTAAGCCGGATCCTGACTGGCACCCCATCGCGAAGAAGCTGTGGAAGGCTGTGGAGAAGTCAACGTTCACTCGCTACTATGAGCCGTCGGACTGGATTGTTCTCTACTCCACCTGTGATGACTTGTCGGATTACAAGATGCAGGATCGGCGTTCTCCCACGATGCTGGCGGCGGTTAACACTATGCTCACCAGCCTTCTTCTCACTGAGGGTGATCGGCGCAGGGTTCAGATCGAGATCAACCGCGTTGACGAGTCCGAGGCCGAGTCGGCTGGCGTGGTCGCGTTGCAGGCGTGGACGAAGGCGCGGGCAGCGAAGTGACCGAGACGCTCCCCGCACCCCGGGAGCGAACCGATACGCTCCCCCTCGGTTTGCCGGAGAGGACTCTCGGCTATCATGCTGCGGCGTGGATGATGGATAACCTGATCCAGCCGAATGGGCCGAAGGCGGGGCGGCCATTCATTCCGACTGATAGGCAGATCGAGTTCCTCGCTCATTTCTACGCCCTGAATCATAAGGGAAACTTTGTGTACAGGCAGGGAATTAGAAGGTTAAGCAAGGGGTCAGGGAAAGCTCAGGCTTTGTCCAGCTTAATCTTAACAACAACTGGATGGCGCAAGTTCGGCGACCTCGCTGTCGGCGACCAGGTGTTCCACCCCTCCGGTAAGCCTACCAGAATCACGCGACTCCATCCGGTTGGTCAGTGGGACACGTGGGATGTTGAGGTCTCCGATGGCACTGTCTTAACTGTCACTGGCGAGCACCTGTTTACGGTGGACGAGTTTGTCGGTTCGTCTAAGCGTAAGCGTCGAACACTGGACGTACGAGCTATGGCTCGCGAGGGGGAGTTCAATCTCCGACTCCCCGACGTCGACAAGGAGGCGTTGCGGGCAAACGGGGTATCAGAGGGCGTGCTGGCATCTTTCCAGAACGGTAGAACCATCGTCGGAGCGCGCCAAGTCCCTCCGGTGGATGCCCGTTGCATCACTGTGGAGGCTGAGGATGGGCTCTATCTGGTGGGGGAGACGATGGTGGTGACCCATAATTCCCCGTTCGCTGCGGCTATGTGCCTGTTTGAGCTTCTTGGCCCGTGCCGGCATGACGGGTTTGACCGTCACGAGCCTTTCGGTGTGCGGGCGAAGCCGATGAGTATGCCGCTGGTGCAGATCGTAGCTACGTCGGAAAGCCAAACCGCTAATACCATACGAATGGTCAGGGCGTTTTGTCAGAAGAAGGGACCATTGGCCCGCAAGTACGATCTTGAGGTGGCGAAGACGTTCATTGAGACACCAGGCGGGGGGAAGCTTCAGCAGATGACGTCTTCTGCCCACTCCATGGAGGGTGGTGAGGTGTCCTTCGTTGTGGGGGATGAGCTCGAGCACTGGCTCCCCGCCCAGGGTGGTCCGGCCATGTTGCAGACGATTCAGCAGAACGCTGCGAAGATGGGTGGCCGGTTCATGGGGACCTGTAACGCTTGGGTTCCGGGTGAGCAGTCGTCCGCAGAAGCGGTCTTTGAGGCCTGGTGCGACCAGGAGGACGGCCTCACTAGAGGTAAGACGAAGATCCTCTACGACGCCCGTATCGCTCCCCCGAACACGGTTTTGACGGACGAGCCGGAGGAGGGGCAGGTTGGGCTCACGAAGGCACTGGAGTACGTGTACGAGGACTGCCCGTGGGTAAACCTGGAGTCGATCAAGGAGCAGATCTGGTCGCCGGAGTACCCGGAGTCGAGGTCGATCCGGTTCTTCCTGAACAGGCCGAACGCAGCGGAGGCGTCCTGGATCACCTTGGAGGAGTGGACCCAGCTCCGTAAGCCGGACCGGAAGGTGGAGCCTGGGGAGAAGATCGTCATGTTCTTCGACGGATCCAAGTCGAATGACCATACGGCCCTCGTGGGTTGCTGCATGGAGGACGGGCACGTCTTCAAGATCGGCCACTGGAAGCCGGAGAAGCCCCTTGGCGTGGTGAATGTGGCTGCCGTGGACGCGGGGGTCAGGAGAGCGTTCGACACGTATAACGTGGTGGCGTTCTGGGCTGACGTCCGGGAGTGGGAGTCGTTCACGCGCACGGCCTGGCCTGAGGACTTCGGCGATCGGCTGATCGTACCTGCCGTGCGTGGGGGAATGTCCGCGTCCCCGATCGCATGGGATATGCGCTCCCACGCCTACCAGTTCGCCGAGGCGGCGGAGACGGCGTTCACGGAGATCCAGCAGCAGGCGTTCACTCACGATGGGGACTCTGCCCTGGGTGAGCACGTGTCTAACTGTCGCGTGAATGAGTTCAAGGGGCGCTGGTCGGTGAAGAAGGAGTCCCCGAAGTCTTCTAAGAAGATCGATCTGGCTGTGTGCATGATCGGCGCTAGAATGTTGTACAGGTACGTCAAGAGCAGCAAGGAGTGGGCCGACATGAATAAGCCTGTTGGTGCGTGGACGGTGATCGTGTGAGCTTTGAGAAGATGCTCTCCGGCTTTGAGGGCGGCGCTTATCGCCCGGAGTCGTTTGAGACGTACTATGAGCAGAGTGAGCGCCTGGATGCCCTGGGTATCAGTATCCCGCCGGAGGCGCGCGTGCTGGAGATGCAGGCGCCGTTCGCGAAGATGGCTATTGATGTCCTGACTGAGGTCCTGATTCCGGCTGGGTTCATCATCGCGGATGATGGGCGTAAGGATCTGGTGCGTGACCTGCGTGTTGTGTGGCAGGCCAATGACATGGATTCTCAGTTCAATCTGGCGGCGGCTGAGGCTCTTGCTGCTGGGTCTGTGTTCTGGGTGCTGTCTCCTGCGGATGAGGATCATGAGCATCCGTCTGTTCGTGCGCTGGACTCGCGTCACGCTGGTGTCCGTATCGACCACTTCGGGAACGTGATCGAGGGGGTGGCTGTCTACCGTTCGGGTGATGGCGTGAAGTGCGCCTCGTACTACACGCCTGACGGTATGACCGCCTACAGGCAGGTCGGTACCCGGTGGGTGTCCGACTGGTCTACGAGTGACCCGTGGGGTGCGTCGATCGTGCCCATGTTCAACAGGGCTCGGCTCCGTGACCGGTATGGCAGGTCGGACTTGAAGGAGCTGAAGACGGTCATTGACGCGGCCTCTAGGACTCTCACGAACCTTCAGATGGGGCAGGAGGTCGCGGCTTTCCCGCTGAGGTTCCTTATTGGTGACGGTGCTGACCGGATGCTGGCTGGGCAGCAGGCGGCTGCCGCGATGAACGGGCAGTTCGGCGGTAATCGCATGGAGAATTATGCTGGCGCGCTTCTGGCCGCCCCTACTGGGGCTGATGTGAAGCAGCTGACTGGCGCGTCCTTGGATACGTTCACGAACACGTACCGCACTTACGCGTTGCAGATCTCAGCCATGACGGGTATTCCGCCATCAATGATGGGTGTGGCTGCCGACAATAACCCCACATCTGCTGAGGCTTTGCGTGTTGCGAAGGATCGTCTTATCGCTCGCGCTGAGAACAAGCAGCGCCAGTTCAGTGACGCTCTTGAGCGCATCGCCCGCATTATCGCGGTCATGAACGGGGAGTCGCCCGATGGCCTGGAGACCCTTGAGGTGATGTGGGCTGACGCCGCGGCACCGTCGGCGAGCGCCCAGATGGCTACCGCCATGCAGGCCGAGTCTCAGGGGGTTATCGGCGCTGAGACTGCACGGGACTTCATGCACCTGTCTCCGGAGCAGATGGAGCGCGAGAACCGCCGCCAGAACGACCTGGATTCGATGGCGGGCCAGATCCTCCCTGTCGGCCCGCAGGATGAGGGCGAGGAGGATCCTGAGGATAGTGACGAGGAAGAGGATCCCGCCGACGACAAGGAGGAGGCTAAGAAGTGACCCTTTCGCTCTTCAGGGCCCTCCTAGCCACTATCGCCCGCACCTTCCAGAGGCGCCTGGACGACACCACCGCCCCCTTGCAGGGGAAGCCTGTGACGCTCTCAGAGAAGGAGCTGGGTGAGGCCATCACTCCTCTCGTGTGGGCCGCAAGACGTCAGGCGTGGGCAGCCACGGCCTTGTTCCTGCGCGGGCAGGCCAGGAGGCATGGGGCGAATGAGGCATGGATTCCTCCACAGCCGGGCTATAGCCCCGACTCGGTGCGCTATGCGATCAGGTCCACCAAGGCCCGATCCGGTAAGCCGGAGGCGTTCAAGGCCCTCCAAGGCGAGCTCACTAGTCACGTGTATGCGGCGTCCAGGCGCACAGTTAATGACGCCGTAGAGGACGCCCCAGACGTGACCGAGCTTCTGGATGACCTCGAGCGGATCGCCGATGACCTCGATTCCTTCTCCAAGGAGCAGGTCGAGCAGATTGAGCGGGAAGTCAAGAAGCACGAGCGTAAACGCCGCCCGCGGAGGAACTGGGTTGACGTATTCGATGAGGTCGCGGACCGTGTAGACAAGGCCATTAAAGAGCTTGAGTCCGAGGGGATGCTGACTCAGAAGTATAGGGACTCGGAGTCCCTGAAGGATCTCCCGGACAAGTATCGCCGCTCGAAGGATGGCACTGTTATTGCCCGCCCGTTCGCGTGGGCGCGAGTGGTCACCCCGTCAAAGAATGGGCCGTGCGGCTTCTGCGCAATGCTTGCCTCTCGGGGCCCCGCATACAAGTCGTCTAAGACGGCTGGTGTGGGTGTGAACAGGTTCCACAATCACTGCCGGTGCGTGATTGTCCCGGTTTACACGTCCAGGGCGTGGCCAGGTAAGGAACAGCATGCTAGATTCGAACAACTGTACAATGAGGTAGTGAAGGCACATGACCTTCATGTGATGGTGAAGCAATGATTGACAGATAATCGATTTCGGGATATGTAAACTGTGGATGTCCTATGGGCGTGCCATACTCATAATTGGTTTGCGTAGACTGAATGAAGATTGTCTGTTTTTTTGAGCGGATCTGGAGAAAGGTTTTTTGATTGCAGAGTGCATTCTGGCTGCATATCTTCTGTGCCTTTTCTTGCAGCATTCTACGTAAACTTAGAAACCGTCCCGCTCTGACAGACTATCAATCAGTCTATGCGTGTCAGAGAGGGGTGTTTTTTTGTTACAAGTCAAATCGCTTACCATAATACATACCAAAGATTTCAGAACGATCCTTCAGGACTTTGACCTTGTGCTGAACGCCGGTGACAAGGCCGTCCTGGTCGGTGAAGAAGGGAATGGAAAGTCTACTTTGCTGAAGTGGATCTATGATCCTTCACTGGTAGAAGGCTATGTCGAAGCGAATGGAGTGCGAACCATACAGGGAGAGCTTTTGGGATATCTTTCGCAGGAGCTTCGGGATGAAGATAAAAGAAAAACTGTTTATGAGTATTTTTCGGGTCTTCCGGCCTTCCGGGAAGCAAATCCTTCTGAGCTGAAGAAAACAGCAGCGGAAATGGGATTTATGGATTCCCTGT